TTATATATCATTCCATCTGGTCCGTTTCTATTTTTTGCAATAAAAATTTTACCAGTGTTGTTTTGTTTATCTTCAATCGTCCTGGAAACAGACATAATAAAATCTGCCACAAAGCATTTATTGAATGCTTCCGAGATTTGTTCCATCGTGATCACTTCGGCATTTAATCCAGACCGATTCGTTTGTGAGGCCGTCCATATAGGACATTGAAACTCAGTTGAGAGACCTCTCAATTCTTCATAGATCGATTCAAGTTCTGCTCTTTTCTCTTTTCTCGTTACCACCGGCTTGAGGAGATCTGCATAATCCACAATGATCATTCCAGGTTTCATTCCCCTCTTTATTAGTTTTGTGAGGTGGGTTTTTATCGTGTTAGTCGACGCGGATTTTGTAGGATATTCCTTGACGATCAAGGAACCCTCAACGTCTTTAACTTGTTCAAGTATCTCATCCTTAAATCCCATTAGGTTGGATAAGGGATATCCGGTAATACAGCTATCATACCGGTTGGCGACTACTGTATCTTGTAATTCTAAGGTGTAGTGGATAACTGTTTTGCCCTCAAGGATCGCTTGGGCACCAAGATGCACCAGCACCATAGATTTTCCGGCGCCGGTGGGTGCGATAACGACGCCAAGCTCACTCTTTCCTAGACCGCCTCCAACTATGGCGTCGATATCAGACCAGCCGGTCGAGACTGGATTACGAAATTTAGGTTGGTATCTGGCTTCAAAGTCAGCTACATAATCGTGCCCAAAGTCTGTTTCGGATCCGAGAACGAGCGAATCATTAATGATTTTAGATATCTCATCAAAAGAACAATTTTGGAGCAAATCAACAGACTTTAACATTGCATCCTTAATATTTTGCTTTCTACAAAATTCCAAAGATTGTTCTTTGATATACGAGGAGTCAGTCAAATCATTTGTTGATATTCTGGTGAAAAATTCGCGGACCTGTTGTTGGAGTACTTCATCTTCTTTCCCCAGTTCGGTGCTAAGAATAGAAGCTACCGCGTTGGCGGACGGATGCGTGCCGTACTTTTTTCGATACGTTACGATCTTTTGAGTGAAAAGTCGCAAGTATTCAAGCTCTAGGAAGCCAAGGTCAAGCACTTCTGTTATTTGATCTGCGTATGGTCGATCTTCATAGATCAGTTGGACGAGGCCCTCTTGAAATATCTTCCCAAACTTTGAAAAGTTGGTGTCTATAGTGCTCAAATTAGCCCCTTTGGTGTTAGTAAGTATATCACAATCTGTCGTATTGTCAAGGAATCAGCAATCGATTCTAATTCTATTTAAATTTGTTCTTAAATCTTCCCAGTTAAGTTCTCCAAATCCATCTTTTCTCATTTTTCTATAAACTTCTATGGTGTTGAATTCACACTCAAAATCTTCAATTGAAACCTTAACAAAGTCTTTTGACTGCACAGAAAGCTGCGGTGAATAAAGTTGCATCATTTTATAATTATGTTCGATCACCGATCGGCCGTCTATAATATTTGTGAAGAATTTGAGCTTCGAATTAGCGCGCTCACAATACTGTAAAACCTCATCGACGGTATAATCTTTCTCGGAAGATAAAAAGGATAACCTCTTTTTAACCGAGGCTGGGCCGGCTCCTTTGATGCCGGGTAGATTGTCCGATGAGTCTCCGATTATAGCTCTCGCAAGGGCCATGTTGGTGGGATGAACACCATGGTGCTCAATAATCCTCTTTGTATTCATAAGTTCATCTACAGTCGGCCGGTATAACACCGTTTCTTCGTCACAGAGTTGCAAAAAATCTTTGTCATTTGAGATAATGACCTTTTGCCAGCCGCGGTAATGATCCAGGTGTGTCACATGTGCAATAACGTCATCCGCTTCCACCTCCGGCAGCATAATCTGGATAATGGGCATCTCATTAAAATACTCAATTGTTCGGGTTTGTTGCCATACTCGGTTGCTGGCCTCTTCATCTTCTGTTAAATTATTAAAGGCGCGATTGAGTCTAATCGGCTTTCTGCCGGCTTTGTAATTCTTGTCCATGCTTCTACGTTTGCGTGAACCGTTTGGGCCATCCCAAACAATCACAATGGAGTCAGGGCGCGTCATCCTTACGAGCTTTTGTAGAATCTTGAAGGATCCCTTTATTCCGCCCATGGGCTGGCCATTGGTGGAAAGCGATGGATCAACAATGTATGCTCTAAGAAACATATTAAGTGCATCGATGATGATGACTCTCTTTTTATCGGTTTGTGTCATTTTATTCCTTAATTGGTACTGATAGGTCTTCTGGGTCTTCATAATAAGAACTAGCGTCACCCTCCCTCTTGTCAAACTTTTGGACAATCTCTTCGTCCATTATGTCAATAACGTGATTTCTAAACTCCTCATCGGACGATACTATCTCAGTCCACTTTGATGGTTGGAATTTTTTCTCATAACCCGAAGATGTCTTCAAGGTATACCATGCGCCGGCCGATGTTAAACATTCAGAACCCTTGATCGCGTCGAACCAGCTTTCCTTGTCCCTGATGCCTATGTTCTCAGTGCCCCAAAGGATCCGGAAGGCGCAGTTTCTGCCTTGTGTTCCAAACCGAGATTTCTCAAGCTTTACCTTGACCTCGGATCCGATACGAAAGCCCTTATCATCCTCAATGAATGCGGATTTCGCCTTTCGGCCCGTCAGCCAGATGCGGAGTGAATAAGCATAATGCATCGCTTTGCCTCCCGGGGTCATATAGGGCGTCGTCATTGCAATTTGGCGTGCGAATGGCCCTTGTGGGATATTAGTTTTCAATTGATTTAGCACAATAAATGTTGCTTGCTTATCTGCAATCGGAATTACGAGTTTCGACATTCCCTTGGCTAAGATCCTGGCTTTCACTGCCATCGAAGACTGAGGGTTGAAATCTCCCTCAACATCCGAAACAGAAGGCGTAAATGCCAATGAGTCCCAGATAAATACTAATTGTTCATCAGTTGCACCCAGTAGCTCTTCAATCGTTTCCAACACGAACTCGACAGATGATGCCTGAACATACATTAAACGCTCTAGATCGCATCCTGAGCGCTCCAAAAAGGTTGGATCGATAGCAGACTCGGAATCAAAGTAAACGATAAGCTTGCCCTGTTTCTGGGCGTTTGCGGCGATCTGTGCGGCCATATAAGATTTTCCAGTTGATTCAAGGCCGGCGATCTCTGTTACTTTACCTACTGGTATTCCGGCTACTTGCCCTTTGCACACAATAGAGTCAAGCCAGCGGGATCCCGTCGGGATCCACTCCTTGACCGACGTTGGGTTTGTGCCCGTTAAATCATGGGCAACGTTTCGGCCGGCCTTCTTGTTGACGATCTTCATCAAATCCTTAAGGTTGACACGGCCGGCCTTTATTTCTTTTGTTTTTCTACTCATTGGTTCCTCCTGTTATATTCCCAAGTTGTGGATGTCAGAGATTCTTCGATAAAACGAACCCATCACAGAACGGCTGGTTGAATTATCTTGATATTCTATTTGAGTGAGTATATCTGCTACCATCCATTTTCTAATCACAGTCTTCATCTCATCGGTGCCTTCTGTATAATGATCGACAACAAACCGATGATCATCATTTATACAAATAATGATAGTCAGATCGTCTGTGACCTTATGCCACCATGGGTGATCGGTGGGCATGTTCGGACTAACGTGCTCAAAGCTGACATCTGCATATTGGCGTCGAGTATTATTTGGATCTTTCTTTTTGCGCTTTTTCTTATCTGAGCCGCGGCCGGCGTCTGGGTTTGGGCGACCGGTTGGAGCAGGAGCGCTGATCTCGGGCACCCCCAGGGTACCGCCATGTTGGACAACCTTTTTGGCGGACTCCTTTTCTTGTTTCTCTATTTCTTTTGCGATCTTGTTTGGTGTTGTGGATCTCTTCGTCACCTTCGATCTGAAGGTACTAACATAGGGTTTCAAAAAAGACTTTAGCTCTTCATCTAGGCGGACTTTGTTTTTCATTGAAGTTAGGCCCATGTCTTCGTTTAGGCTTTCTGGGAAATTGATTTCCATTCTGCCGGCACGACATGTCTGCAAATTTTTTCTCCACAAGTCCCCGAGCGCTGAATGCGCGACAATTTGTCTCTTGTTTCTGCTAACATAAATTCCTTGCTTTTCAATTAAGTCACCTTTGCCCGCTGTTGCGTTTAGAATAGAATAGCGCACATTGATAATATGAGTTCTATCTTGCGAGTCTACATACTCAAGATTTTCTGAATGCTTGTATGATAGACTGTCGGGATAATTATGTAAGAGCGGGTCGGCTGCGGCAACTTCATTGATAAGATCCTCCTCGTGATTCCTTCGTAAAATTGTTCTAAAGATGATACCCTCAGATATATATTGATGATAAACTTCGCCGCAGTATTTTTGTAAGTCTGTTGCAGCTTTCCGGGCTGTTGTGTTTAGGTTCTTGTTAATCTTTGTCAGCCCAACTATGGTACCGTGGCATCCAGCAAAATTACTTTCTTTTATTCCTAGTTCTTTCATAAAAAAGACCTTTTCGGTGTCGTTGGCTGCGCGCATCATTCCAGTATCTTTAAAAGAACCAGATTCATTGAACGAGTTTATGCTCAAAGTTCCAACCAATAGCTGGCCATTGGCCTCCTTTGTGAGAACATATTTATCTTCAGCAATAGAAAAAGATGCGGCCGAGCCTCCTGCTCCAAAATGCCCAAGAGAGCCTTCGGCATGCGGAACTTTTGTAGAAAAAATGAACGATTTTTGCAGGCGCTCTTTATTCATGCCGCACCCATCATCAATAATCCAAATAGCTTGAACATACGCACCGCCGGTTTCTTTATTCTGTTGGCCTGCGGCTTGCTCAAACACCACAGTAACGTTCTTTGCGCCGGCATCAACTGAATTATCTTGGATATCGCACACGGCGTCTTTCATAGAGTAACCAAAACCCTGAAGCACGACGTTATACAGCTGTGATGCATTCGGGGTGGTGTCGAAGCGCACTTCCTCTCTCTCTCTTATATTAGTCTGAATATTCATTCTTTTCTCCTATCATTAGAATTTCTCTAGCCTTTTTGGCGCTATGTGTTCCATCGGCATTTTTCTTTCTACGACCTGCCGTATACGTAACATCAAAATAGATGATTTTATTATTGCCCTGTCGAGACTCGAAGAAGTTATCCCCGATGTCTCTATTAGACATCATAACAAGTGCCCCCTTGGCTGTCAAGTCATTTAAAAACTTAATTACAGACTCTTGTAAATCGTCATCAAAATCAACACCATACTGTGTGAACGATCCGCGATAAGGAGGATCCAGGAACACATATGAGTTAGGGATGGCGGCGCTCAGCGTCTCGCGGAAGTCTCCAGTGGTGAGGATGCATCGCCTGAGAGCCTCTTCCCATTCTAAAACGTTTGCCTTGTCGTAAACTTTGTCCTTCTGGTTTAGTAGGCCCGCGGGGGTGCCAAAACGACCATCTGTGTTTTTATTAAGCTGCCAGATACCGTTGAACCCTGTTTTCATCAGGAAATATAACGTAGCCGCCTCATCGGTGCATGACCACTTTTTGTAATCAAAGGCATGCTGCCTTCTCAAATCATAGTAGAACGCCTTTCTTGCCGCCTTCTCAAGTGGAAGATATTGTACTGAGAGATCCTCCACACGGTCTATGAAAACGCTGCAATCCTCTTTAACAGCCGTATAAATGGCCATAATAGATTCATTAGAATCGTTCAGGACGAAGGTTGCATTGGGATTCTGTGTGTATGCCCATATAAACATCGCGCCGGCACCAAGGAAGGGTTCGATATAACGATCAAAGGAGTCTGGAAGGATATGTTGTTCTTTGTATTTTTTGATCAGGCGTGTTTTACCGCCGGCCCACATAAATAATGGCTTCATCCTACCCTCTTAAAATAAAAAAACGGCAGACTTTTTACCGGTCTGCCAGCGGCTTTTTACTACTCGTTTGTAGTGGTGGTGGTACCTGTGGTATCGCCAGTTGTGGTGGCGGTTCCAGTGGTGGTATCACCAGTGGTGGTTGTCTCTGTGGTGGCAGAAACCTCGACGATCTCATTGATAGCCGGGGAAGCCCCTGTTGCACCGTTGTCAGATACCGCGGGCGGTTCGACTGAGCAGGTCCCATATGCGGTGGCGACGATAAGTACGCCTCCCACTATGCTAACTTGAACCTTCCATCGGGCCCATAGGGATTTTAACCATTCCATAACATTCTCCTTTTTGTTTATAGAAAATTGTGGCAGAGTATTTACCCCGCTCTGCCATCGGTTTTTCACGGACAAACGCTAGTTGCTATTCATAAGCTCGTTAAAAGCGCGGTCCACATCGCTGGCTGAGCTACTTTTACCATACGCAGTAGTCTCATTAGAAATTGCCTCAGCTGAATTTGGGCCTACCAGTTGCTCGTCTAAAATAGAATCGATTTCCTCTGGTGTGCGTCTTTCAAAGAGAGACGAAAAGTCAGGCATATGATCGAGGAGGGCAGGGATCGCCTCACTATCTTCCAAAAGTGCGGAAGTGTTTCGTCTCATCTTCATGTTTGTCTGTGGATATGCCCCCGGGGTGGTGGGCTTGGTATAAGTAAGTGTGATATCTGTACCCTCTGTGGCGGATGTGACGTCGCCGTATTCGGGATCAAGAATGTAGCCGAGAAGAAGTTCATACGCCTTCTTGCCATAACCATATACCTTGATGCCCTCGGCCTCGCGGCCGCGAAGTACCACCGGTGAGAAGTAGCGTGCACGCACAAACAGTGACTTTGCCAGCTTCTTGCCTTCTTCGTCGTTGTTCGCCGTACTATCCTTCCATACTGATGATGCAAAATCGCAGATCGGGCATCGTTCACTATAATTGCGCTTTGGGCACAAGATACCGCCGCGGTGCTCGCCCACATTATAGTGGAAATATAGCTCCTTAAGTGGATCGCCGTCATTGGTCGGTACGATCCGGATATCTTGGTCTCCCTCTGCGGGTTTGAAGAAGATGGAGTCCCCATCTTTTCCCTCGCCGCGCAAGGTGGCGAGTTTCTTTCTCATTAGTTCCATGTTGATTGACATTAGTTTTTTCTCCTGTTTGTTTGTAAAGTATATCAAGCTTTCCTTGATATCTAATGTGTCACCCTTGATCAAGCTCGTCAAGGGTCGTTTGGTTGTTTTGTACTACGTTAGTGTGGGCAACGCAGAACCCAAAGTCTCGTAAAGGTGTCTCGTAAATTGAATACGAAATTTTCCTAAAAGCATTCTTAGGCTTCTTCTTTAAAATGTCGACCAAGCGCTTATGTAGGCCTGGTTCTTTCTCTAATCTTTCTGTATTTATACACATATAATAACACAGATCACGGGGAACGTCAAGCTCATAAAGCCATTTTTCTTCAAGATTTTTCATATTTAACATGCCCGCAGTGCGTATCTTGCTGATTTCACTAGGTCTTGCCATATTACCAATATGTGGTTCTGTGTTCTCAAAATAATTCAAATAATGTACAGTAGAGAAAATTGTTTCGTTCAGCGTATCATAATATGATTTTAAATTAATATTCGGGTGGGCGTCCTCAATCGCCTCATTAGAAAAAACAGTAAAACTACGGAAAAGACCGGAGCGAGCATATTCCTGCAATATTCCAAACGTGGCATTTTCGACTAGTCGGGGAATGCCAGATAACAGAGTAGTGTCCGGCTTAATATAAAAAACATCGATATCGCGATCTCTAATCTGTTCTAGAATACCAAGAGTGTAATTTGAACTGTGTGACGCCCCCATAATAAACACTTGTGTACGATTCTTTAGATTGGAAAAGAACTTATTGAGATTTGGTATGTTTTGTTCACACTCCTCTGGTGTTGGGTAGCTTTTCAACTTAAATTTGTTTTTTGTATTTTTTTTGACATTACTGTTCAACACATAAATGTCATATTGCGGAATTTCAGAGAATTTGTTAGCAATCTCTGAGCCGGCATTCCCAATGCCAATAATTGATATCATATTTTAAGCTCTTCCATATCAAAGTAATTTTGGCCGGCGGACACATTCACTTTATAAGTACCGAGCCTGTTCTGTGCGAATTCTTCTTTTGCTTGCAATAGGAGCGATCTGTCCTCGTCAGACAGATCTATAACCACCTCATCATGCATTATGTGAGATATAAAAGATTTCCTTCCTTTTAACATTTTCTTGAGTGCCATGGCTCTCTCTATCACCAGATCCGAAGTTGTACTCTGGATAGTATAACTTAGGGCCCTTCTTTCGTCAACTTTTATTTTTCTATTAAAAATTGTATGCACATATCCATCAAAGTAATGCTCATCGACTATTTTATCCCTGTCGTAAAGACTACCCTTAATGACCTCGGAGTCCGGATTATATAACCAGCCGAAAAATAGCACCTTTGCTTCATCTCTGGTCGGGGCCCGAGAAATAGATTTTTTATCAAAAATGTTTTTCATGTTCCATTGGTGGACATCTTCCTCTGGCTGGGGAAGGCCCAGGAGAGCCAGCACAGTCCGTACCTCGGCGCCGTTATAGTCGAACGAAATAAACCAATCGTTATGGGGCTTTATACATTTTCGAAAATCCTTTTTCATGGTCAGAATCGGGAAAGAGTGGGGCGCCGTCGATAGTCGACCGGTCGAGGTTCCAAAAATATTATAATTAATGTGTTTCGACCCTTGCATGATCTTTTTCATCCCAAGTCTAAAATTTGTTCTTGTCATGGCGCCTCTACAATTCTGAATATCTGCATTAACCTTTTGTTCGCGGATGTCATAAACCATCTTGTGGGCCCCGCTGAGGAAATCATAATTGGCGGGAATCTCATAATTCTCTAATACATGTTGAGTAATCTGATTTTTTATTTCACAGAACTCTTTTAAAGAATCTTGAGGGATTAAATCAAATACGCAATGATCTAATAAATTTATTTTTGCGAGCTTAAAAGACTTATAGAACGCATTCATTTTCTTTGTGCTTTTTTCTAATCGGAGGTTTAAATGTTTCGGACATACTTCACTAAGTGTTGCTCCTTGGGCTACTATCCAGGCATACTTAATGTCTTCCTCTTTAATCGAGCCTGTGTATTTCCACGTATATTTCAAATTTGACGGAATATCGTCAAAATGAAGCTTACCATCCGTATATACACCAACACATTCCGATTTATCGTCAAGTGTCTGAAAGTACATCCTTCTCCCTTTCTTGTACTATCTTAACACGGTGTATCTGATCTGTCAAGGAGCCACTGTAATCATATGTTTGGCCAACAAAAATTTCGAAGGCGTTCAGGGCGGCGCCGATGCCGTTCGATCGAGCAATTGACAGTGCGCGGGTCTTCAAGCGCTTTATTTCGCCTTCGCTATAGGTGTTTTCATCCTCTATAATTCGAATTTCCATATATAAATCAAAAAGCTTTAAATCAGTTAAATAGTGAGAAGTTATTTGACTCAAAGAATAATCGGGAGGCTTTATCACTCTGCTTCTTAGCGTGAAGTCGGAGCACATATATGGGTCGGTATACTCTTGTTTCAGTGCATTATAGAGCATTAAAAAAGAGTTTGCAAACGTTTCATAATATTGAATGTGAGCAGCTTTATATCCAAAAGATAATATTTCTTGGGTCGTGTTAAAACCGCAGCCCACTGCTCGCTGTGCGTAATCAACCATTGTCGAGGAGCCAATATCTGCAACAAGGCGCCATGGGTTTGATGCGTCTACGGAAAAGCCGCATGCTGCACATGCATTTAAGTAAAAGGGCCAATTTTGAGATTTTACGAAATCATTTATCTTATCTCGATCATTGTTAAAGTCTTTGCCCGCCACCAATTCAATCACAAGACCCGATACTCGTACATCGCAATGCTTGCTTTTTATAAACCCCGGATAAGTAAAAGGAATCGTTTTTGTGGCGCGCTTGATAATCGGCAGCGCTTTTCTTAAGAATTGCTCAAAATTGGCAAATCTAATATTATTTTCACGGCAGCTCTGGATCATGCTGTTTTGTAACCTAACATAGTGTTTACTATAAAGGGTTTGTGGGCTCACATATCCCTGAGCGGCGTCTAGAGTAGACAGGTGGGGGTGACCTTTATCAAATGCCGGATCCATCGATTTTTTCGCAAACAGGGCCCTTAAATCAGAGAATGCATCAGCGACGAAACTGAGTGTTTGAATATTAGAAGTTTGAGTTCCACCGGCTAGCGTGACCAGTGGTATATTAACTAAATCCACCTCTATCGGGACGTAGCGATAAGAGACTCTGCCATACAAATATTTTTCTGCATTTTGAAAATCGATTAGGTTGCTATGTGCCGCCATGGGCGCCTGGAGGTGATGTTTATAAACCTGAGACTTCTCGTAAGTATCTTTGGCGCCGTCGATTGAGTTTTCCTTAAAAAAGTATGACATTTATAATCTCCTGGTAGTGTTTTTGTTCATATCGTTTAGATGTTAGGATCCGGGCTGTCTTTGGGGTTCGTTCCAACTGAATCAGGCGGCACTGACGGTTGGATGCCTCTTTTGGCGGGATTTACATCGCTTTTTGGTATCGTGCATTTTATAGTGCCCTTCGTTTCTGCAGGATTGGAAGAAATTTCTGTCGTGGCAGTGCCGGCTTCGGTGGGGTTTGATTCCACGCCGGCCACCCATTTTGCGCTAATTAACGTCTCCGTGAAGCCTTCTCTGAGTCTCGTTTCAGCTTTGGTTACCATGAAATATCCGCCGATGCCGTATTTCGTAAGCTCAATTCCCTCTGTGCCGATGGGGCCGCCATTTGCCGCGGAGGGATCGTAGGGGTTTGTTTCGGGCGCAAAGCCTCGAGGATCAACAAAAATATATGTTCCCGGGAACACTGTGGGCATAGCAAATGTGTCGATGTGCACATCGTAGACCTCACGTAATTGTTCTAAGCCATCGAAGCCCTCCTGTTCAAAGCGAAGCTCTTTTAAACCGGTCATTGTTGTGCGATCAAGTTTGATGTTTTTAACAATTCCCGAATCCCTCCCTAACACATAATGAAAAACGCCGCGGCGAGAATCTTCAAACGCATCGCCCAGTTGTTTATCTCTCGGGTGAGATCTGCCGGCAAAAAACACCATGTAATTCATTTCTTGACCCTCTATCATAGAAACGGGGCTATCTCTTTTACCCATGACATTTAATAGCCCAGAACTCTCAACCATATTTATATTTAGGCGGCCAGAATAACCATCAGAAGTGGTCACGCCCTCAGCAATAAGTTTGCTTATTTCATCGACCGTGGAGTCTCCATGATCCGGATAAGAGGTTATGTTGGCATTATAAAATGTTATCCTCTGTTTGGTCGCCTGGCCATAACACTTATCATCATTCAAAAAGTTTCTTAGATAGTTCTTAACGAAATCGTTTATAAATTTACTCAGAGAATAGTATATCCTTCCTTTCGCCAAGACTTTATCTGTCAGCCATTCTACGAAATATTTAGCTGATATTGGGATGTCCCCCAATGATGCATGGGTATAGGAGCCTGCATTCATAGGATCTCTAATTTCGATGGGCCCCAGTACCAACCTAAGTCTTTTAATCGCCTCCTCGTTCTTTGCGATCTTCAATTTTTCTGCAGAACCTATCGTAACTGGCAGAATTCCCTCTTGTAAGAGATCCGCGATCACCTTTTGGTATCCTTGTTCGGAGAGGGACTCCTCAATGTTCCCCAATACAATGTCGATAAGGTCATCTAAGTAAAAGAAAGCTATTTGTTCGTATCTGTTGGAATTCTGCGTGGGGTTCGCCTTTTTGATATCGATGGCGGCCGGATCTGCGCCGGCGCCGCTAGCCGGGCCTGGATTGGCGGACGCTTCTGCGACTGCCCCTTCGGGGCTAGCCACGCTGGGAGGAGGCTCTTTTAACACTTTTACTGCTGTAAGATCGTAGGCGGGATTTAGAGCCGCCTCCATGAGATCATCGTAAGGAATATTAATCCCATATATTTTATCATCTTCAAAAAGGCCACCGAGCAGCGTCTGCATTGAGTTTTTAATCTCTAACGTGGTTTCTTTTTTCTCTTGTTCTTTTAGCACTTTAAGTTTATCTATTTGGCAGTTATACTTAAACGCTTTTGCCATCATTCTTCGTCGAAAAGTATTTTTTGTAGCCCTAATATCAGAAAAAATGTTAAAATAAGCTTGATCGAAATAGTCTTCAATATATGCTAAATAGTTAATTCTGAAAACCACCCTGCCCGTATCATCAAAATTAAATTCGTGGATCGTTGGAGTGAGGTTTAGTGTAACGAAACTGTTATAGATAGCCTTCTTTACTTGTTCGGCGCTTAATCCAGAGGCAGACGGTATAACAAGAGATTTAGGATAAGAATAACCCACCACAGCTTTCAATCTAAAATTCAGTTTAGATAGATTGTCATCAACTTCAGTGGACGAGCTTCGCACTTTTACTTTGGACCTCATTTGACTCGTTCCGGTCTTTAGCGCAAGATCTGAGTATGCATATCCACCTCTATCTTGCATTAGTTCTTCAAAAGAAGCAGCAAAAATTTCCAATGATGCTTTAATGCTCTTTTTTACCGCAAACGGATCGGATCCGTCGTAGCTAAAGTTAAAACTTTTTAATCCCACGCCATGGCCTCTTCTTTTGGAATTTCTCAAAAGAGATGTTATATTTGATGTTTCTTGACCAAAGTGAGATGGAAATTCAACTGGTATTTCAACCGCATCCTTGCCGTCTTCATCATAGCCAATCTTATAAAGCCTGATATAAGGCTGCAATTGTGACAGAATAGTATTTGGAAGGGTAAATAATGCTGCAGTTGTCGATGGCTGCGTCAATTTGTTCATAAACCCGTATGGCTCCCCTTCAATATCGAGGGCCTTATTTCTGCCATCCGATGCGTAAGGAATACTTCGGGGAGTGCCACTTTCTATCACATTTCTCTTAATTCTCATTAGGTTTATTATGTTTGCCTGCAATATACATTGTTCGCGAAAAGTGGCGCCGATATTATTTTGTAAATCAGCAGCCGAAAAGACGCTGCCGGTGCCGGATAGCGCTGCAAGGCGTTTGGCTGTTGTTGCAGCTTGACTGGCGCGGACGGCATCGGCGACATCGTTGAGGCCTCTTCCTGCTGCCTGAGCCGCGGCTGCCTCGGCGGAGGCGGTTCCCGCATCGATGGCTTTCTTATCGGCATCGGTGGCCTTTTTTAGCTTATTATTGTATCCAATGATGTCATTAACATTCTTATTAAGTTCTGTCTTGGCAGCTCTGAGTTCTCGCAGTTGTTGAATGGCGCCTTCGCACCATTGTGCCATTTCTATTGAGAGGTCGGGAGTATTCGCGACCATGAAGGCTTCAATATCAGCTATTTTGGAGGACAGATCGTCTGTTGGGCCTATGGACTTTACTGTAGCGCTGAGATCTTCGATCTCCGCCATGCTATTTTTAACATTGGCAGAGCGCTCGCCGATATCCTCATATTTGCGGTCGACCTTGACCTTCAGAAACGAATCGCTTAGTAGATCGGCGGAATCATAATTCTCTGAGCCGTTATATGCCTTGGCCATCGCCTGATCGTATGCTGCCGCGGCATTGTTATATCTGCTAGCTGCTGGTCCGACGCCCTGCAAGCTTGTATTAAAGCTGTCGTAGTGCTCTTTACCCCAGCCGGCAGTATTCTTATTTCCAGCGGATTCCTGGCGCCCTATCCAATCTTCTTTGCCACCCAATTTATTACACCCCTAATATGTTTAAAGCTGTATTTAACTCAAAAGGTATCGTAATTAAGTCGCCTGGCGCTAAATCAGCTTCGGTTGGGGCGCCATTGTACCATGCAATAACCCACCAATAAGACGAGTCCCCGTAAAAACGATGGGCAAGTTTATAGAAGCGATCGCCATTTTTCCAAATATGCTCTGAGGCCTCAATCGATGCCCGATCAGAGATAGTTGGATGAAACAAGATGGGAGTCTCGTAATGTTCGATATTCTTCGTATTGTTACGTTTTTGACGTAAATATCGATAATATTCGTTGGAGTTGTTTAGAACTTTTATTTTATTGTATCTTGACATAGTTTATTTCTTCCCGTCTATAATTCAATGATTTCGCCAAATTGAAGGATGTCGCTGCCGGATTCATCAATGGCGCCACCACCTTCGGGGGGTGCCATGTCATCGTAGCATCCATTGGCGCGTAAAGATGGCTCTATCTCCGTCATCTGCCCTGATGTAATGTCTCGAAGTGCGTTTAACTTAGCCTGCTTCCTTTTCGAGAGTTCTTTTCCGTCTCTTTGTTTATTTCCAAGGCGACTTACTACATTTTGATCTCTCTTGAATCGCCTTTTTCCAAACATGCCAGAATATCTATTTCTAGCATCTTCTGCATTCCTTTCCATAGAGGCTTGCATATTGGCGCATGCTTGTTCTTTTTGCTCTCTTTTCCGCCTCAGATTTTCAAGTTGCATATATTTTTGTATGTTTCCCATTCCATATTTTTCGTGATCGGACTCTGGTAACTCGTCGACGGCGCTTATATTATAAGGAAAGTTTGATGCCATAAACTTACCATTTTGCCAGCCCAAAGTCTCCTCATGGAGAGCAATGAAATCAATACTTACAAATATCATTTTAGGTAAGATGGTGTTTGTTGCAGTCTGGACAACCCCGATATCTAAATTCCCTAAGTTATGATCAACGCTCATGGAGGTTATAACGCCTAAGAGGCCCTGATCGGAACTGTTTGTGGAGCGATAAGAGGCCAGCTTTCCAAAATGATTGTTTGAGCCCATCAGGGCCTCATTTTGAGGATCTCTTTTGCCGGGGTTGACTTTTGATAATAGATTCATGACCTTTAAACGAATGAGCGGCGTTTGAGATAAGGTGAGGGCATCCGACACTGAAACATAGGAAGGATACAGGTATTGAGATAGGCTTTGAACTTTTTTCAAGTTTTCGTACGCCTCACTAACCGTTTCTGCTGGGATTTTCCAGGACAACGTTATTCTTTTAGTCGTATTCTTGAATGTTACTATGGGATCGGTGCGACCGAATACAATCTCCTCATTGAAGTTTGAAGAGTACGTTTCTGTAAAAGTATCTATAAAAGCCTTGAAGAAGACGTCCTGCCCACTTGGGGTATGTTGGAAGGATAACACCGTTTCGGCATTATTGGCGATTCCATCGCTGATTGCCGGGAATTGAGAGTAGGTGGCGGCGCCCATTTGAGATCGGGCGCCAGTTGAGTCAACTCCGGAGTCATCATGTGTTTCCAATATGGGAAGCGCGTATTTTATGGCATTAAATTTATTTGATTCTGACATTGTTTATAATATCCTTAATTCGTTGGTCCGAGTTCGGCCAAACGTTCATTTACTTCCGTTCTTATATAAGATTTTAGTTCTGCGTTACCAATAAATACTTTAACATCTACTTTTTCACTCGCAGAAGAAGAGGTTCCTGGAAATAAGCTATTTCCGCCGGGACCTGAAGTCGTTGCATCGTCTTTAATCGCGCCGATGAGTGCAGTCGTTGCATTTATTTTGGGCAAACTTACATTGTCGATCATATTCATTATTGCAGTCATATCGTTTTTAAGCCCTGTGGTCTCTGCGCCTGCTGCACTGCTTATTGATAACATCGCATCACCAAGCGCTGTAATATTATCAGTCGTTATCGCGTTTAAAGAAGTAACAAGCAGATCGATATTTTCTGTCACCGTTTTTATGCCGGTGGAAACCCCTCCTGTACCTGTTGCGAAATAACCCATAACTTCTTTGAAGTTGCTCAATTTTTCTGTACTCAGTTGTTTGAACATATCTCCCAACGAACTGGACATATAGCCAATTGCCGCGGCGATGATACCAAAGCTGAGTGCCAATGCACCCACAACCATGGCGAATAATCCAATGCCGGCAGAACCGGTGGCAAGAACGGGCATTAAGTATGACATACCGAACGCAAACAGAGCCAAAGCGACTCCGAAGGCCAGTATACCAGCTACAGCGGGCCATGCGGCGTCTCCTAGACCCGAGAAGGACTCCACAAGGAAACTAACACCGTAAGCGGCTAGGCCGATGCCAGCGCCCATTAGAAGAGCCGCAACTCCCAATTGGATAAGACTCTTGCCGGAAGCCGCGGCGGAGGGGCCGGCTTGGTTCATACTGCCGGTCAGGCTGTTCATTCCTTGGCTAGCGGGCCCTGCGGCGTCTGCGACATTGCCAACGGTGTCCGAAACTGTACCGATGCTGCCTGCTATTGCGGGGCCTGCGCTGGCAACACTTGAGGCTGCTGTACCATAGTTGGCAATTGCGGTTTTAAGGTTTCCGAACATGGTGGCCATCGAGCCGGCACCGCCGAATGCGCCACCAATAAGACTTTTAAGCTTGTTAAGCGTTCCCAGCAGGCCCAGGGTGCCTCTGGAGACACCGACCGCAGCCATAGTGTAGAATATCGTGTCTATATGCGGTATGATCATGATCAGAACCTTCGCGATGCCCTGTACGGATTCCATGATATCTGCAGCCATATCTTTAAATTCTTGCGAGTCCATATCTTTGAGTAGGATCTCGAGATTTTCAATAAGCGGTTCAAAGACCGGTATTAGCGTCATCAGGGCAGTTTTGAATCGTTGTTGTATATCCTGTACCGCCTTCGTCCTTTCGGCTAGTTTTTCAAAGGCATCCGAGGACTGCATTGTACCATCAGCAAGTGAATCGATATCCCCCCTCATCACTTTCGCCAAATCTGCCACAGATTCTAATCCTGCGGCTTCTGTAAAGAATTTCCTCTGATAGTACGACATGTCGTCAAACGTAAGGCCTGTATTCAGTATAGCCTCTCTAATCATGTCAAATCGCTCGGCTGGGTCTGTCGTCATCATCAGATCCATCGCATTCACAAAGTTTCCACCCAAAGCGGCGTTCAACTTGCCGGCTTGTTCGGCGGCGCCCTCAAACGTGTCGAATTTCTCAACCATTCGAAGCATTTTTTCGATTTCCAGTGTCGTTACCTTCGAGCGGATCGCTAGGTCCTGGAATGCACTTATACTCCGATCTCCAAATTTAGCTAAACTATCGCCGGCCGCGGCGTAGTTCGATATTAGTTCTGAAGGGATTACTTGTATAGTATGAGCAAAGTCAGACAGATCCCTGGCGGCGGCCGCAGTAGAGGTGCCGGTCATGCCCATTGTGACGGCCATAATTTGCATTGCTTTCGTGGTATCATTGAAACTAACTCCAAGTTGGTTTAGAAGAACAGATGTATCTTTTATCTCAGCTTGGACTTCGGTTGTATAAAACGTAAAATCTTGAAAACCCGATCTTAGGGAGGTGACTGCTTCCGTAACATCCTTGGCTTCTACTCCATAAGCAGCCAACTGTTGTGCATTGGCCATCATTGCTTTCGCATTGGCTTTCGAAGCGCCAGTTGCTCTCATAATAGCGTGTTCTTGCACATTGATTTGCAGTGTAAACGCAAACATAGTGTTTATTAAACTGCCAACTGTGGCGCGCATGACTTCGAAGAGAGCCGTTGGCGAGATCATCGCCTTTGCCAAGTTACGAAAAGATGTCAACATTTGCACATTCGCAAAATCATGTTTTCCGTAAATTAGTGCGGACTGCTGAATATATTGTATTGCATCCTTGTAGCCGTGCGCGTTCTGGGCCAGAACCTCCGTCATCCGGACTGACGTTTTATTGTGTTGGACAATTTTACCATCAAGATCTGTAATTGCATCAGCTTTTTCTTTGTAGCCGGCATCGCCGCGGTTCATACCAGCTAGTTCTTCTTCAGCAATAGCCTTTTCTAATTCAAGGGCTGCTTTCTTCTGTTCGTTTAGTCGCTCCTGGGCCTCTTTTTGGCTCTCGAAGGTTTTGATATTGCCAGATATAAGATTTCCAATTTTTTTCAAACGCTTCTCTTCTTGGCCAAGCAGTTCTAATTCCCTCTCCTTGAGCTTAACTGCCCTGTTGGCAGCTTCGACGCGCTTTTCCTGACTGGCCATTGACCGGCCGGCGGCTTTGGCTTCCTTGGCGTCGGCGGTGCCCTTTATCGCATCGCGGATCTCTTCGAGGATCTGCATTTGGGCTGATTGGTTCCCATACTTTTTGCCTCTTCCGCGACCCATGTTTAAAGACCCTCTTGGTTATAAATAGTTTATATAAAAAAAGACAAGGTTTATCCTTGCCTTGTCTTTTCAGTATTTTTTGTTATATGATGGAGGTTTTGGAGAATTCTTGGATAAAGTGTGTGTTTGTGAACTCGATGACCCAGAATTCTTCTGTGCCTCCTCTATCGCTTCCTTCTCGTCCTTCAGCTGTTTCGCCAGTCTTTTAACGAACCAAACTCGAAGACCGATCGGCAAATTATAAGCCTCTGAAAGCGACCAGCCTCCTGCATATTTCAGGAAAAAGAACTGCTCATAAATGCTCTCCATGTAGTCAGGACTTAGGCCAAAAAAAGTCCGCTGTTAACGGAACCTCCATTTCTTGCTCGTGATCACATTCGGAGCACTCAAAATGTTGTATCATATCAACATTTGGGTTAACTGCTTTGTAAATCGTTCGCAAGTACCTAGCGTCGATGGACGGGATATTTTCAACAACGTAATTAATAGCTTGGGCTGTTTGATTGCCATTCACTGAAATAATTATATTGGAGAGAAGCCTTGTAACATTCTTTTCGTGTTGGCCTCGGGCCTTACGATCCATTTCGATGCCCTTAAGTTGCTTATTCTCATCATTTCCGCTTAAAAGCCTAAACTCAATTTCAAGTTCAGTTCGCGGAAGTGTTGTGGTAAACGTACCGTTTTCAGTTAATGTAACTTCTTCTGGAATTTTCTCGTAACTGTCGGCCTCTATTGTGTTCACATTGAATAAATCAAAAGAATATTCCTGCGATTCTCCGCACGATGGGCAACCAACCTTTGTGACGTAGTCATTACCATATGCTGCGATACGGGTCGCGACAAGGATGGCGTTTCGATCACCTACCAAAATAGACTCAGGGTCCAAAGTTTTATCAACGATAAGACTTTGCATAACTCTTTCTAAGGCCACACCTTTCTTGAGCAAGGAACGAGAAGTTAGCATATCCTCTTCCTTTGCTGTCATTTGCTTAATTTCGATCGTGTCAGTACCCTTAAGTGGGTGACCCTCTGGGTAAAATAAGCCCTTGGAGGGAAGATCGACAAACTCTGTTGGAACGATGAATGAAAAATCATTCGATTCCTTATTCTGCATTACTTGTTGCGGGGGGCCCGTATCCTGGTTTTGGGTGGCTCCCCCGACTCTATCACTGTTTCTAGACAATATACACCTCGTTTTCTAGATATTATTTATTATAGCACCTTTCGGGTGCTTTTGTAATGTTTTATTGCTTGAAAAATGCACTGCTGCCGGCGCCGGCGGTGGCTCGAGATGGACCGCCCTTGCTATCAAGTTCTGCCCAATCATATTTCAGAGCAACAGTTAACTCTACAAGATCATCTGTGCCGTAGGCTAGATCACCATACTTTAAGTCAGCAATAAATGCATTATGAAGGGTCCACTTTTCAATTTCGTTACCATCACCATCTATTTGAATGATGTTCACATACCCCAGAGCACCAGCAGCCTTAGCCTTCGACATGGTTCCAAGAGAATATGGGTCAGAGGGAGGCTTATAGCCTGAGAGTTCTACGATATCAGAAAGAGTTGCAGCGACGTCGGGATCCCGAGGATCAACAAGGGTCACACTCACATCATTCCAAGTAACAGCACCAGGATAATAAAACTTATGATTCAAATAAACGTGCTCGGCCGCGTTGACCGTAAAAGATGGTTTCGTGGCAGTTTTTGCATACCACAAGATAGAGCCACCGGTGGGGGCCTGGATTCCCGTAAACTCTACCTTAAATCTAAATTGACGCTTTGGATCTTTGAGGTCGGATCCCTCTCCAAAATTCTCTGACCAGAATGGCATTTTTAAAACTCCTTATGATTATATAGTTCTTATTTATTTTTAGTCATCAAATGACGCACCAGTTGAAGCTATTACGAAGTCAATCGCAATAAATTCTATCGCCCTGGCTGGCTTGACCATAATCTTGGCATACATGATGTTTTGATCGACAAGGTCGGGGGTTGTAGTAGTCTCGTCAAGAATAAGTCTATAATCCGAGATACCGAAGTTGCTCTTAACGTTTTGTAAGAAGGGTTCCACAAGAGCGATAAACCTATTCCATGTAGCTTGGACGTTCTGTTCAAACAAGATTTTAGTAGAGATGACGGAGATCTGCTTCTTCAGGTAGATAACCAATCTTCTCACATTGATTCTGTCGAGCGCGGATGTGCGCTCTTGAAGCGTCTTCTGGCCGAATACTACGATCCCGCTAGACGGGAAAGAGGCAATAGGATTAATATTGGCTTCGTAAAGAAGATCGCGTTGCTTCGAAGTTAATCGCTCCGAAACATTGACCACCGGTATACCAGCAGCGCCATCGGAAAGGCCGCCGCGGTTGAAGCCCGCTGGTGCAAACCAAAGCTGTGATTTACGCTCAGACGAAGCTAAAACGCCCATCATGGCAACGCTTGGTGGTACCCAGACGCTCTGGCCAGTGACTTCATCACGAGTAGTAACCCAGGGATAGAAAGTGGCGCCATAAGATGAGTTGATCCTTCTATTCTTGAGTGCAGTGGCGGAAGCCTTTGGACTGCTAGCGATTCTATTGGCTTTGTCGTCGTAGTATGCTTCGTGAGTTGGCACGTACACATTCGGAAGATCGATGATGGTCATGGCATCGGCTCGATCTTCGCACGTACTGACAATGTGCTCAGTAAGCGGGGTGTTAGTCAGCCCGGGCGCGACAATCATGTTGACATCCACATACTCTGGATCTGCAACTGTATCGATGGCTCTCTTCCAGGTATTAAAGATCATACTCTTACGATCAGTGGCTCCGCCGGCCATGCCGCCGTTATAAGCCGGATCTGGAAGCCGGATATTCCAACCATCGAAGCCGCCCCAGAATGGGCTCGTGAAAGAATCATAGCCAAGCTCAAGAATATCTTTGTAGTCGCCCGCTTCAGCGGTATGACTTGTACCAAGTGTTCTGGAGCCAGACTGATAGAATGCCACGCCGGCACTTCCTGTGACTAAGTCGTCGAGTGTGAAAATGTATGCATAACCGTCAATCCCATCGATTGAAGCGGCTGCAGCATCGTCTGTATCAGCCATATCGAAAGACAAAAGACGATTAACCATCTTTGTGCTGGCGTCGAAGGTAGATGATCCCGAAGTGCGGCCGGTATCAATACCGAAGTATGCGCGTGTAGGATCTGAAAGACCACCATCAGAGGCTGACAATCGGAGCCTAATGTCCGGCATCTTGCAGAGAATCTTGAATGCTCTGTTTGCTCCGCCGGTGGTCGCGGCCGATGGGGCCGATGCTGATACGGCGCCAGAAATCGCAATAACAACGTCACTGCGGACACCGGAGCCGGCGCCGCACTCCGCGGATTGGCCGGCGAAAGGATAGATACCCACAGCCAGGCCCATTGTAGTCCCGGTAGAGCCGCTAACTTTCATGTATCTCGATCCCGACATATGGTACAGTCCGCCGGCTCCGCCGGCGAAGTTGTTGGCGTTCATGGATCCAGTAATGTATACATGGCCATCTTTAAGCTTCGGGGGTCCGTAGAACCCAAAGGGAAGGAGTGTTTCAAGGCCGGCAGCGCCGCCTTCAATATCTGAATTCATCTGAACATAAACGTAGTTAGATTGGTTATCGTATTCTCCGTATTCTTTAACGCGCCTTTCGGTCTCAGACCAGGACAAGTATTTGTCCCCGATCTTTCTAGCTAAGAAGTTTGGAGATGCGGGATTTAAATTGCACTTATCGTATCTTTCAACAATTTGAACATTATTATCTGAATCGCTTATTAATCTAAGCACAACAGAGAAAGTACCATAATCAGTAGTAGAGTTATTCGACTGTCGGATGTTCTCAATCGACACCTTCATATTTTTATTAATATATTCGCCATGCCCGCGGCCAATTAGGCGGAATAACTTTTGAGCATTAGTTGGCTGGAAATCAGTTGCGGCGCCGAGGTCTTGTCCGATAAACCAACTGGTTCTGGCCTCTCTCGAGGTAATGCCGAGCATACTGCCCGGGGTGATGGCTATGGAGCTACTAAGAGCCAAGCCGGCGGTCCAGCCGATCAGCGTTTGGGCCGGGGCATTGTCAGTGACGTCTCTCATCTCCTGATCGTAAGTTTCACCAAGCCAGTAATCAAGTTCACTTGATTCGGGATAGAAGCTACCGGATTTGTCAAGCTGAGGATTCGTGTTGAATACTTTCCTGATATATCTCTGGTCGTTGTCATCGAGGCTGAAGACGGTTTTTGTTGTCTCTCCGGCACCATTGGTGCGAACAACAGTAAAGCGCCCATTGGAATCAGATAAAATCGCGCTGCCCATGCCTTGTATTGTCGGCATGCTGTCGGACGCGTTGATGTTAAGCAGCGTACCAGATAATTCCATTATACCAGCATCGAGGTACCAAACTGCAGCCAAGGACGCTGTCGCAGAATATTCCGAAGAGGCTGCGCCGTATTCTGTGCACCCTGAGAAGGACGAGGATTTCATAACCCAAAGACCCATCGCGCCGCCGCCTGCGGAGGTGGAGCCTAGGCCGATACCTGTATTTAAAGTTTTCCAACCACCCTTAGATGCGGTTGTCCCGTCTTTGTTGGTATTTTGGTGTCCAAGTAGGCGCACATAGGTAAGGGGCGCCACATTTGATTTTAAGAAGGCTTTTGCAGCGAATGTTCCGTACATGGGGGATTGGTAATTACCATCCTTGTAGATATCACCACCAGATGCTCCGCCAACGGTATCGCCGAACATTTCGACAAACTGCGAATATGATTCGACTTTAATTGGGGTCATCGCGATTCCGCGTTCTGCGCGGCCGATGACGCACGGTCCAATGGTCTCGGGGTTTCTCGGAATAAAGGAGTTATCAATCTCATTGATAAAGACTCCGGGAGAAACAAATTTGAAATTCTTAACTGACATTGTGTGTTTTTTCCTCTTTAAATGAAAATTTGTCTCAAGGACTTACTTATCATAACTTAAATAGTATTTTCATCCTCAAAAGGATGAAGAGAAATTATAATTAACGCCTCACTTCCTAATTTAACCTTCAAAAAGTGACGGATTGCCAGGAACTACCGCTTGCTCTCTTGGATATGTTATTTCTACGAAGTTTTCTTGAACCTCCACAAGAGGCCTATCGTCATTTGGTCCGTCGCCTATCAAGTACCCCAAAACTTTAATACTAATCTCGGTTGTAAAGTTTCTGGAATCTTCGTCCATATTCGCAACGTTGTTGTTGTGGGAAAAGTTTTGATCTATAAACGCTTCGTATAAGTGGCCGTTTCTTTTAAGTAAAAAGGAGTTGATTTGCCCAGTACGAGTCATGAATGGCTGCATTATATCGTTCATCTGTTGTTGGTACTCCGTATTGATAGTAATTTTGTAATCTAAATTTACATATACCGGTATCGGAATGGACAAGGTTTGGATAACGAGTCTTTGGTTTATTCTTGGGTAATATTTTTGAAGGACACCGCCCGAATTCGTCCTTGTTCCGGTAGCAACGGCAAAGTTTCGGGTTTTATCCTGTTTGACTTTTTTGGCAATAACTATTCTGCCCGATCTTCCATCTTTTTTATTTGAGAACAGGTGAGCTTGAAATCCGCCCTTTCTACTTGGATCTTTTGTGATCGCAGTGCGCTCAATACTGATAACAGGCAAAATGATTGCGCCATTCTCATCACGAAGAGATTTGTCGCTCTTTACCTGAAAGGATCTTTCGGGGCTTTGCCAAAATACCGGAACTTGAGAAAAGCCAGTGTTGGTTCTCGCGCTCAAACTAAGATCTTCTTTCAGCCACGAAGTTATGGCATAATCTATACTCTCAATAGTGGAAGAAAGCATCCCCACTTCCTTTAAAGTATAGTTATTTTGCTTGGGGGGCAATTGTGCGAAATCAAAATCATCAGGTAGCATCGAAAGTTCCTCTTCTTGCGCGTTTGCATGTGGCGCTAATCTCAAAACTATGATTTACTTGTCCAAAGAGTTTCTTAGGTTGAGATAACTTAACTATCTCGTAATATATTTTACCATATAAAATAAAGTCTCCCTGCCTTACAAACATATCCTGATCTTCCGTCAATCTTCTTCTATGAAAATGAACTGTGACCAGTGAATCAGAATCGGTCCCAACACCTTGCATATAAGATGTCGTTTCTTCATTAAATTCTACTAATGCATATATTCTCACCGGTGGTAAGAATGTTTTTTCAACAGCCTCGCCATACAAATCGTGAAAATCAGTAGTGTCTATGTCAATAGGGTAATATAGAATCTGTTGTCCTATTACCTTCTCGACTAGCTCGTCGTTAACCTGTTTAACCAGATCACGCTCTTTCTTTCCTAAAAACAGCGGCGGTGGGGGTTGATCCGGCCTATCCCATTCGTTTGACATCTAAATCACCCCACAAAAATCGGTAAAGGAGAATTTCTAAATATGTTTTGAGTTGCGTCAGCCGATTCTGAATCATATTTGACAAGCTCTTTGTATTCTACTTCCTTAAGCATCTCCGCTAGCTTATCTTTTAACTGTTGTTGTTCTTCTTTTGCCTGGGATAATAGTTCACTATGATTTAGAGTTACTGACTCCCCCGGAATGGGGATTGTAGTGAATTTTCCCCTAATTTGGCCCAACATCTCTTTACAGAGCGCCAAACAGTACTTCCTGATCCACTGTTTACCGATAGAATTGATATTTTTGTAAGGAAGATTATCAAATGGTAATGTATTGAGGTTGTTTACCCCCTCCACACCGTCATAGTATGCAGCATTGGCGGTAAACACATCATAATCCTCTACATAGAAGCGCACCCACATTCTGTCCTTGTCTCCGTACGGATTCCAGTTAGCTGGGTTTGGATATAGTCTAAGCTTGTTATCGATGATCTCATATGAGAAATGAGAGGTTCGAGTATAAATTGAATCTTCATACATCATTGCCTGAAGCTTGTTTTGCCATGTTGGGATGACTTCAAAAGTTGAATCATCTGCAAACTGGCCATAAGTGGAGGCATTTCCAACTGTGTTTATACCGCCATAATAGCCGTAAAATCGCCACATTGCTCGGGGAGATTTATAAAACACTTTTGTTACAATAATTCTCTTGCCGTCGACTTTATCCGCAAACGGAACGGTGTCTCCGCGGTCGTTTGTACCGGTTCCAGAAGAACTGCTGATTATGCTATATAAATCATAATCCTGGACGTTGGGTTTTGGTTGGAAAGACGCAGAGTACTGTGGAAGAGTGCCACCAAAGCCGCCAAGGGCTGCCATGGAGTCGCCGATCTTCTTGGCGTAGCTAACTTGAAAGCGCGGATACCTCAAGTTGCCGCTTACTGGGCCTGAAATTAAATCGCCTTTATGATCAAACGTGCCAGTTGTGTTGCCAAGAGCATCGGACAACACATTTTTTCCTTGATGCATATTGACAATATAAGAATATTCTAAAACAGCCTCTTCGTATGCTGCGTAAACGTTTGACGGAGTTAACTCTATATCTACAACGTCGCCGCCAAGCTTCTTATATGTGTATGCAACCTGCGCCGATGCGCCGCTAATAAAGCCGGCCGAACCGGTGTACATACCAAAAGGTACAGCATCGGCCACTGCGTCTGTCGAGCCGGTAGACGTTAATATTATAGCGCTAGTCTGTGATTTAGGGTTAAGGTTCGCAGGCACTAAAAACCCTCCTACTATGTAAATAGTTTAAAAAGTACAAAGCTCAGTCATATGTTTGACGGCACTTAGAAATTAGCTATTTTTCTTAGCAGTTGTCTTCTTTTTTAGCGCTGGCTTAACCGGGGCTTTTTTTAGTTTTGGCGCCGCAACATCCTCTTTCGGGGTTGTTTTTTCAGTTTTTGCTGGGGCAACTTTAACTTCCGTAGTCTTCGGGGCTGCTTTTTTTACAGGTGCCGTCGGCACTGCAACAGCCGCCTCTTCTGCTTTTGCTCTGTCTCGGCGCTTGAGCATTAATCTTCTACGTGGGTTCATGGGGGTTCTCCTTGGTTACATATAAATAGTTTTAATAAATACAAAATCTTAAAAATTTGCGGACGAAAAATTTCAACAGATTCACAAAATGAAAGTGCCCCTCCTTTTGAAAGGAGAGGCACAGTAAAAAGTTGTACTGTTATTAGAAGCTTTTGTAGCTATAGAATTTAAATACAAGCTTGCCGGCAGTATACTGACCAGCGCTTGCCGCGGCTGTACCGGTGCGACAAGTAAGGTAGAGATACTCGTCGTTAGGCGGACTGTTATCAAGCGTCTTCATACTGATTACTTGATTTCCGGAAATGTTGGTATCGAAATCAACGATGCCAGTTGGATCCGCAGCCGGAACATCTCCATGCTCATAGATACCATAGGTACTAGAACTCAAAACGAATGCAGCATTCGCTGCTCCGCCGACTGGCGCTTCAATACAGTTAAGATCGATCTTGTAACACAGCCCGTTAGTGGATGTGTCCCACTGAAACATGTATGCGTAAGAGTCACTACCAGTTGTTGCATTGTGTTTACCGATGCAAGTTCCCGCGGTAGAACTACCACTCAGATTCTGAAGATCGATCTGATATGTAGTAACCACCTCGTGACCGAAATCCTGAATCATTGTTCTCGGTTTTGCGATACTTCCAGATTGCAGGCCATCTCCTGATAAGTCTTGCATTTCGACGCTAAGATCGCCGCGGAATTTTGCACCCTTCAGTGTGCTGCCGCTCATCGACAATTCCCTTTTAAGATTCTCAATTAGTGCTTGGGTTCGTGCCAAGCCTATTCTTTTTCCACCCATTGTTAAAACCCTCCATTTGTAATCATGTCAAAACATAATAGGTTCGATAGGATAAATTTGTGTTTTCACCTACCATGCCATAAGTAGTCTATTAAACGAAGAAGGCCCTCACCTTTTTCAAGATGAGGGCTTTCTGTGTCACGATTAGCCGTAGTTTTGGCCCATCTATATCAATTCAATATAGATTGTGGCCTAGCTACCTCCGGATTCTCCAAGGAGTCCGCGGACAACGACAACACCGTACATATCAGGACGCACCATCTTCTTGGCATAACGCGTCATGACTCCCTTGCGGGGTACGAAGTCTTCTGGTCCGAAGATCGTAGGAGTGGTTTGCAGTGGGACGTATGGAGCATACACGTATCCGCTTTCAAGGAAAGAGGAGCCGCGGCGCCCAACGAGGATCACTGACCGAGGGAAGTAAGGATCGACATATACGTCGAACTTCTTGGTAAGCGCACCAACCTTAACTGCACCAATGGTACCACGCTCGTCGTCAGCAGTGACGGAAGCACGGAAACCAGCAGTGAACTCAAGGATGTTAGCAACTTCGGGACCGCAAACAATATAGTTAGCGCCACCACGAAGAGTCTTACGATGGATTTGAGCCGAAACATCGTTGATAGTTTCAACGAGAGTCTCGTACCACTCAGACACGGTACCAGTGAAGTCGGGAGCAGCCGAAGATGCACCAACTTCCTTACCAGTAGTACGCTCGACAAAAAGGCCGGGCGAACGTGACCAGTAATAAGTACCAGCAGTTCCACCAAGAATGAGGTCCTCAAGAATCTCGCGATCGATTTCAAGAGCAATCTGCTCAGAAAGGATCGAGGTCAACTCGACTTCCGCATCAAGGTTGTGGTAGGCGTTAAGGTCTTGACCTAACTCCGGAGTCCACTTAGCCTTGAGCTTCTTGGTTTGAGCGGTGACAGCCACGGAATCGACCTTAATGTCGATCTCTGGGATGCGTGACTCGTTTTCAAGAGCCCACTCGGTAGTACCAACAATCGAACCAAGACCACCACCAGCCGCAAAGTCATCTGCAGTAGCGAAGGTAATGTTAATTGGGGTACCCGATGCGGTAATAGTAGACATCATACTGACGCTACCACCATCATCCCACACAACGGATCCAGACTTCTGAGCAAAAACGAGAGTCATCTTCCAGTTTGAATTGGAAGGAACTCGGCCGGTCGAGCCAGAAGATATTTGAGTCAGTCGACGAATAAGTTTAACGTTAGCGTCGATATCATCATCAGAATCACCCAAGGTCACTGTGATGAGGTTATCTAAGTTAAGCTCATCTAGGGCAGTTGCACCAGTAACTTCACAGACCGCAACAAGCGCACCGGAAAGATCCGGATCGTACCTGCAAAGGCTGTTAAGGGTAGCTTGGTTGGTTGCGTTTTGCTGTGGGAATGTACCCGCAGCGGCACCAACGGCACCAGACATAACTACGATGAGGCCGCCGGCCGCAAGAGTTGCAGAACCAGTTGTGGAAGCATAACCGTTGTTAAGCGCATAAGGACCAGCCTCAGCGTTATCACCAGTTAACTGCACACCACCGGTCAGTTTAGACCCAATAACTCCGCCACCATAGAGAGACTCTGCAGTAGAGCCATATCCAAGGCGAGGAAGACCATCAGATCCATCTCCGGATTGGTCGGACGTAGTAAAGTCCAAGAAGAAAATGAGGCCCGAGGGCAAACTCATTGGTTGGACTGAGACAAGATCATTTGCGATCAAGCCTGCAAAAACACGGCGTACAATGGGGAACGCGACGGCTGCAAAGCCCTCAACATCACCACCGGCCATGGTTGAACTCTCACGAAGTAGTTCTTTAGCTTGGTTTTCAAGCAAGCGAGCCATGTTTTGACGCTTAGATTCGCCGCCAAGACCTTCAAGAAGACCGGTCTTTTCCCACTTAGAGAAAAGAGCGTTTCCTTCTGCTCGCATATCACGATTGACAACTCCTTCGGTCAATCTTTCGATAATACTAGACATTTTAAATCACCTCCTTTTTTTTATAAATTATGATTTTTTGTTTTGTCATTTAATTCCAGCAAGTCTTCTCATGCGATCACTAAAGGGATCTTGAGAAGTTTTAGTCTCTTTACGAGACGCTGTTAATACGGAAGACCGACGACCAAGCGCTTCGCTCAGTGATTTTGGACTATGCCTGGTGCTAGCCTCCACTGTGCTTTGAAGTGTCTCAAAGATCGTTTTCGCTTCCGAAACAGAACCTGCGTTAGAAATCGCTTCGACAATTTTATCTTTTTGTCGCTCATTTAGGGAGGTATTTCTTAATACACGGTTCGTGTAAAGCAATCTAGCATTAGATAAGTTGACCTCAAAAAGATTTTCCTTAACTTCTGCTAATACAGATTGATATTTTTCCAACTCTCGCTTAAGCTCACTATTTTCTTCAGTAAGCTTTTCGCTAACAGTATCGGATTCTTGTAAATTTTGTTTTTCATCTTCCTCTTCTTCTTCTTCCAAAGAGTCAGGTTCGTCAGCCGCTTCGGCTGCGAGGGCTTTTTCTTGTTCATACTCAAGTTGCGATGCGGGGCGCCCAGCCCAGCCGGATAACTCAGGGCCCATATCGGCCGTAAGCTTCTCCATAATACCGTCTACCATTGCTTCAATGGCCTCTTCGTCCTCTTCGAGACGAGAGCGCATTCTATCGCTTGAACCTTTATACCGCTTGGGCTTTTCGGTTTCGGGATCATAGTCGGATCCTCTGGGGATCCCGCCGGGGTTATCCTTCTTGTGCTTCGCTGTTGATGCGGCGTGCTGTTTATCTGTGCGATCAAACCATGGAGTTTTCCTTGCATCAGCAGCTTTGCGATCGGTTTCTTGTTCATCTTCGTCGTCGAAGACTTCAGATAATTCTTCAGCGCTGAATTCTATCTCAACATTGTTGTCGAGTTCTTCGTTGATTTCTGTCAAAGCTTCCTGGAGGGCGCCTAAATCAATAGTGACCTCCACATTATCGCTTGAGCCGGGTAGGTCTTTTAAATTCTGACCATCATGCTGTGACATGCCATTTGTTGCAGTGAAGGGGATATCGGTTTGATCTTGAACCACTTCCTCTACTTCTTCGGCCGGCTCTTCTTCGAACATGGCAGGTTCTATAGCTGCGTCAATTTCAGGAGGCGCATCTAAATCTAGTGCAGGCTCCTCTTCTTGCTCTAAGAGTTTTTCCAAAGTGTTCTTTACCTCTTCTGAGTACTTTTGAATCACTACCGATTCTGCATTCTTGAGCGCGCTGGCGCGCAGGGCTTTAGCGTCGACGATAGACTCTCTAAGCATGCTGGACATAAATTCTCTCCCGATTTATTAATAAGTCAAAATAAATAGTAGTTTTGCTCACAAAAAGCATTTATTATGTGCCGCAGCGGTTTATAATCCACCATTTGTTACCATCCGAATGGAGTACCCTGGAAGAATAGTTTGAAGTTATCGCCACTTCTTTCGAAAAATCTATTAGGTCATTGTCTCCTGCTATGATAAGCCGGTGGCTTCCCTTTAGCTTAAATTTGTTTTCTGCCAGGGCTACCTTCTTGATGGTTAATACTCTGCCGCGGCTCTCGCTAGCCGGTGGTAGAATAGCAGTAATTGCGTTCTCACTCGTGTCGAATAGCACAGTATTATCTGATTTTTTAAAAAAGTATTCACGACTATCAACAGATACTATATTTTTGTATAGGGCACCATTAATATCCACTCTTCCGTTAATCTCAAGTTTAGATGAGACTTCAACTACATCGCTCTTGGTTCGGCCGGTTATAGCGAGGGTCGAATTTTCCGGGTCGAATGTGAAAGCCTCGTTGCCTTGGAAAGATCTCTGTCCGCGGAACTGTACACAATTTTTCGTTCCTTCCGCATTAGGTACTCGGGTGTTTAAAAAGCCATCATAAATGTTTTTAAACGTAGTGTGCTTTAATTGCTTTTCACTAATATCATATAATAGTATAAGATCCCTATCGTCTATATTTTGGCCGGCGACCTGCACGTTGGGGCAGCCCAGTGGATTAATTGTGAGATTTCCATTCTTAAAGTCTAAGCCCGAATTAGCGCTCAAAGCAACCGAAAGGCCGGCATCTGACGTTTTTACTCCATCAGAGACTTTAATTTTTAAATAATCGCGGTGGCTTATTAGAGCCGGGCCCAACTCAATAAAAGATGCCGGGAGCTTTCCACTCAGTTGATCTGCTGGTACTCCCTTTAAGCCGGCGCCGTTTCCAGTTAAAGAGTCTATATGTGCGCTGTGGGCGCGCAAGATATTCCCATCGAACGTCAAATTATAATGAGTACTGGCGGCTTTATCACCGCGATAGACCATGAGTCCGTTTTTTGTGATATTTGACAAACTAGTAACAGCAACATTCTTTTCGGTTATACAAGGCAGTCCGTCGTCCGTATCGTAGAAAGCGCTAGCACTCACTGTATTTTTAAATACTTTTACTCCGTTAATTTCCTGATCGGCATGCTGGTCAACGGAACCCTCGACAGCACCTTTTAATACATTATAAGCCATATTATTTCCTTCATATTAAATAGGATTATATATTTAAATAGTCTCATAAAAAAGGATGCCCCCACAAGGGAGGCATCCAAGGATTCCAACAAAAGTTGAAAAAGTTTGATTATACAAGAGCCCAAGAACCAGAAGTAGAGCTGTATACCAAGGTAACAGCAGCATACGGTGATTCGAGAATGATTGAACTAGCGCCATCAATAGTGTTAGCCGCAAAAGTGTTAATTGTTGCAAGGCCGGCGGAACTATTTTTAATAATAATTTTAGAACCAGCGTCAACAGAAACAACAGCTTGAGGTAACGTAAAGGTACCGCCGTCGGTACCGGTAAGGAAGTTGTAACCTTCGGCCAACGTACCACCGTCGGCGATGCTATCGGCCGCGCCACCTTCGGTAGAAAGTACGCCGTTGGTAGCAGTAATACCACCACCAGCCATTGCAGTAGCAAGATCGACAAATGACTCTCTTTTAACAGAGCCATCAGCATCATAGAACATGAGTTGATCAGTAGCAACCGCTATTGCAGCTGCAGGAAGGAAAGAAGCACTAAGCTTCATATCCGCTACATTAGCAGTGTTTTGGAATGGGGTCATCCCAACACCACCGTCAGCTTCAACATCAAGTGAGTAACGAAGTGTACCCGACAGGCCAGTAGCAGTGACTTGTCCAAAAGTTCCAAGACCGGTTGTCGAAATTGCACCCGCGCCTACGTCGATAGAAGAAAAGCCACTGGTAATAGAACCAGCATTAAGTGCACCGACTGTGACGATATTGGCACCACCAACAGAGTTGGCATCGAAATAGGTCTGGAATGTCTGTACAGTTGTCTGTCTCATGGTTCCGTCATCGTTCGTGACAATACCATCGCCATTGGCTATGGCATTAGTACCGCGAGCAGTACCGCCATCCATAAGGTTAAGTTCGGCAGCGGTAGAAGTAACAGCTACGCTATCGAGCTTAAGGCTGAGACCCTCAATCACGCCAGAACCAGAGAGCGACTTGACTGAAGTATCACCATCAGCATCAACCTCAAAGCCGGGCATTGTGATTGTGCCCATTGTAAGGTCACCAGAGCCATCGACGTCGGTGGCGCCGGCGATTGCGCCGGCTTCCGTGATACCACCAGAGTTGGCGTCAAGAGACACAACACTTGTTGCGCCAAGAGTGGAAGCTCCAGCAACCATAACACCAGCGTTAGAAACTGTGAACTGGGTACCAAAACCGGCAGCGAGACCAGCACCAGCAGAGAAAAGACCAGTACCAGATACCGCCGTGGCTGCAGAAACAGCACCACCAGCAATAACTCCGACTGCGGTAACTTGACCATCAGTGTTGACTACGAAGTCGCCATTGACATCAATACCGCCGTCAAGGCTGGCCAGTGCTGGGGTGGTAAGAGCACCAAGTGCGGTAACAGCAAACAGGTTGTCTGCCCTACCGATCATCAGAGAGCCACCATCGATTTGACCGGAGCCAGAGATGGCTCCAGCTGTGGTGATTGTAGCGTGAGTGGCGCCAGCATCATTTTTGACTAGAAGTGTACCTTCTTGTGTCAGGGACCCGCTCATTATTGCGGAATCCAATTGAAATTTGTAAGCCATGTTTAAAAACCCTCCATATTATAAGTTTTATATTTGGCGGACAAGAAGATTATTCAGACCCAGATGGGACCATATAGGCTTCTCGTCCACTCTTAAATAGATTAACGCGAGTTAAACGGCGCCTATGTTATGAAGTACTTATTGATGCCGTTACAATAAACCGAGATAGATGAATAGGGTGACTCTAAAATTACTTCATTTTTCCCATCGATAGTATCGCTCCCAGTACACGACACAGTAACAGGGTAAGTGTGGACGGCGCCGCCCTCGTCCTTGATGACAAACGTTTGACCATTCAAAAGGCCATCGGCGTCAGGAAGTGTGAGCGTAATAGAATCAGACAAGGTGTCAGACTGGATGCCAACTAAATAGTCTGTATCTTGGATGATATAATCGGCAGCAACCACTCTTCTTACATACCCGATACCACCAAACATCTGAATCTGATAGGCTCTTAATTTAAAGAGGCGCCCTGGATCCATGAAGATGCCATTGTTTTTAAAATTCATGAACCCGACATCAAATCCTTTCGTTGTGCTCCCCGAGCCGAACTTGAGATTATCGTCAGCAACACTCAACTGATCGGCGCCAAAGTAAATGGTGCTGCTTGAAACATATAAATTGCGCCATGGATTGTCAGCGCTTCCTAGATCATATATATTCCCCGTAACGGGCACGATATGACCGTCTACGTCGACGGCGCCGCTCAGAAGAGATGTACCTTCTACTGACATCGTATGTGCGGGTGTGCCGGTGGAGCCCACTTGTAAACTACTGGTTGTGTAAGCCTTGCTAGAGTTTATTTCGGTGAAAATGCCGCCACTAGAGCCGCCGGCGGATATTCCTGTTAATTTGCTACCGTCGCCATAGAAGGCAGACGCAGAGACATTAAGAGAGCTAGAAAAATGTGTGCTGTCCAATACCGCGAGACCGGTTCGAAATGATGAACCAGAAACGCCGGCGCTGGCTGTCAAATCTCCGGTGACGGTAAATGTGCTTCCGTCAAAGGTCAGATTTGATTCACAAGTAAAGGTATTGGCATCATTGTTTAGGTTGGTTACAAGACGGTTATCGCCGGCATTCGAAATACGCGGGACATTAATGATCTTTTCGCCATTGGAGTAATCCAGATTACCAGAAATAATGGATCCGCTGGCGAGCGTTAGTCTTGTCACCAGTTCATCTGGTAGAAAAACGGTTCCGGAGAGGTTATTATAAGCCACCTACAGTGCCTCCTTCATTAACTAGAAGACAAACCAGTTCGTTCCATTTGAATATAAACTAATAGCCGGCATCGTACCAGTTAAAATGTAAGTACCTTCGCCATCAAACAACTGCGCACCACCGGGAGAGCCTGTGAGGGTTATCCTGTTGCTCGCGCCAGATCTGGATGTTACTTCGTCTTTAATAATATAAACTGCGCCGGCTCCACAAATAGACGCAGAGGGAATACTAACCACCTGGGCGCTATTCATAGAACACCCCATAATGTGATCACTGGCCGAAAGGTTGTGGGTGGAGGACGCATTACCAACGTAGTTGCCAACGAAGCCCTTAATAAAGGTTTGTTTTGTTGCCACACTTGCACTAAAAATTACTGTTGCCGCTACACTCTCTACAACTAAGCTACCAGTTCTCATGTGTGTGTCATCGTCACTGTTACCAAAGTTGGTCGACCCCGTCGCATCAATTATGGCGATGTTTTCGATGTGATAGGTGCTTGCGCTGATGGCGCCGGTCACAATCATGTTTCCAGATAAGACTAATGTGTTCGGATGGTATGTATATACTGACGCAGTATGAAACACAAGCGTGGCAGAGCCACTAGTGGCATTATTGCCAGTTATGAACTGAACCGAACCGGTCGGCCCTGCTGCTTGAGCACCAGAGCCATCCGTACAATCTACATATGCCCAGCCAAAGTTTGCCATGGGCCTATCCTACTCCTGCAGAACCTGACCAGTTTGGACCTGTTGTTGTTTCAGCGGATGCTGCATTGATCCCGGTTAGCCCGGCAATGAGATCTACGTTAGTACTGCCGCTGAGCCATACCTGGGAGACTTTTAACTCATATACAGGTGATATTCCATAGCCATTTGAGCCAGACGCGTCGACCACAAAATTGTTTGTTCCGTCGACTCCCACTTCAGAGAATCCAACCTTAACCGGGCTCGCTGATTTGTTAATGATTTGAAACCACCTTGCGACTTGCGCAAAGTCAATCGACGTCGCGGTGGCGGCGCTTACCGAGGATGTTACGAACGGTCTACCGCTTACTTGGTAAGAACCAACGTTATTTAATCCAGGTGCTAGTTTGTAACTTCCAGCCATTATAAAACTCCTTAAAATTTTGATTTACAATATAAATAGTTATTAATTTTTTCTACGCCGTCTTTCTAGCGCCCTTAATCTTTTTCGCTCTTCACGAAGTCTTGCTCTCTGTGCTCTTTCTCTCTTGACTTTCTTTTTGACTGAAGGTTTTTTATAGTGTTTGCGATCCCTAACTTCATCCACTATCCTCTCTTTCTTTGCTTTTTTAATAAACCTTCGAATCATCGCCTCTGGTCTTTCGTTCCTGTGTTTTGGTGTAACTGTGATGTTTGATTTTTTCTTCATATTATTTATTTCATTGCACCAAAGATGTGTGCGGAGTTCCCAAGAATGCCACTTATATCGACACCGGGATCCCTGGGATCACCCAAGTCTGTGGCGCCGGGGGGTGCGTTAGAAGATTCGTGCCTCGTTAATGGGGCAGTACCCTCAAATAAGTCTACCCCATTAAAAGAGTCGCGACTAATAGCCTCAAGTAGTTTCTTGCGATGCTGCTTGAGATTAACATTTTGGGGTTCAGGAACGAGGGGCGCCTGTACTTTGGGAGGGGCCACCGAAGATGCCTCTACAATAGTCTGTGTTCCAAGGCCCTTTACGACCTCAGACACAACATTAGAAAGGAGGCCCTCTTCTATGAGGGCTTCCTGTATACACTCTTTTACGAGCGGCTTCAGTAATTTCTTTAATTCTTTTTTATTCATTTTCTATCCAAACTTCTTCACATCATCCCCA